ATTAAAGACAGCACGATATGGAGATGTAGACATAGTTAGGTGTATTACTGGAACATATGACATAAACGGTAGTAAGCTTATGACGAGTGATATTCCAGAGAACATATATTCATTTAGCAAGCAAAGTGTCTATAAATCATTTAGAAATAGAAAAAACATAAATAGTAAAGAATTTTTATTTGCACAATATGTAGCACGTGGTATTGATGTTACTAAATCATACTTAAAAGCATTTGACACTAAAAAAGAGCATTATGCTAAAAAGCGTGCATATGAGCTTATTAAAAGCGAAAGGATAAGAAAAATGGTAAGTAAAGAGATAAAAGACATTTTAGATAGTGAAGGTGTAACACCAAACTACATTATACAAGTTTTTAAGCAAGTTACAGACTTAGCTGATAGGGATGGTGATAGATTAAGAGCCTTAGAGAGCTTAGCTAAAATTTCAGGTCTATTTGAGACTGAAAGTAAGAGTGAGCAACTCACTGTATTTGCTGGTTTTACTGATGAACAATTAAAAGCAATAAGTAATGGACAATCTAAAAAGCTTATCAACGCCTCAAAAGAGTCTTAACGAGCTATTTAATAGTGGTAGTGATGAAAAAGCCATAGACCCTTGTCCTGTTTGTGATAGTGAGCTTTATTTTGGTAAAGACTTAACAAAAAGGTGTGGATTGTTAAACAAATTTGACGAAATAGTAGGCTGGTTATGCCCATATTGCAAGTCAGAGTTTGATGCAGACGATAACATAGTAGAAATATTTACAAATTTATTAATGAGAGGGAAAGCTTAGTGGCAAGTCTAAACTTGCATGGGGATGTATCTAAAAAAGAAGAAATACTACATTTAGCCCATAAAGACTTAGTTATATTTGGGCAACTTTTCTCTCCACAAGACTTTTTAGCAACAACATCACCACCATTCCACCATGAAGTAGGTAATATTATGCTTGATAGAAGCATACAACAATTAGCACTTGTATTACCCCGTGACCACGCTAAATCAACATTAGCTGCTACAGCAGTTTTACATAGATTCTTATTTGCCACAAAAGATAAACCTGAATTTATATGCTGGGTAGGTGAAGCTCAAGACCAAGCAATAGACAATGTAAGGTGGGTTCAGAATCACATAGAAATGAATCCAGCTATACACTATTACTTCGGAGATTTGCAAGGAAAGAAATGGACAAAGACTGACTTTAGTTTAAACAACGGTTGCCGTATGATTGCTAAAGGAACTAGTCAGAGACTTAGAGGTAAAAAAGAACTATCAACAAGATATACGGGGATAATATTAGATGACTTTGAATCTGAAGGAAATACAAAAACTGCTGAAGGTAGATTTAGCATTAAAAATTGGGTTACTGCTGCAGTATACCCTGCTATTGATTTTGACAAGAATGGTTTTTTATGGTGCAATGGTACTATTGTTCATTGGGATAGCTTTCTCAACAATATCGTCGTATCTCATAGAGAAGCTAGAAAATCAGATAATAAGTTTGCGTGGAAAGTTATCACGTATAAAGCTATAGAAGATGAAAAACCTATATGGCCAAGTAGATGGAGTCTAAAAAAGCTAGAACAACGTAAACAATTCTACATAGATAGTGGAACTCCTAGCAAGTTCTATCAAGAGTATATGAATCAAGCTAGAAGCCCTGAAGACCAGATATTTGAAGAAGAAGATATAAATAAAGGATTTTATGATGGTACTTGCAAGTATGACGAAGATGAAGCTACTTGGTTTATTGAATTTACTGATGGTAATAAAGAGAAAATTAATATATTTATGGGAGTTGACCCAGCCTCAACTATTGGTGATAGGAGTGACTTTAGTGTTATTATGGTTATTGGTGTTACTGCTAAGCACGATTACTATGTTATTGACTATTGGAGACAGAGAGTATTACCAATGGAGTGTGCAGAGCAGATATTTAAGCTATTTAAACAATATGAACCCGTAAGGAGAATAAATATTGAAACAATCACTTATCAAGAGATGTTACGAGATTATGTGCAAAGAAGGAGCAAGGATGAAGGATTGTTCTTGCCAGGAGTCGAAAAAGGTATTAAAAGTTATGGAAGCCAGAAGAAGAAAGATAGATTATTCGAGGGATTACAACCAATGTTCAAGCAAGGTGCAGTTCACTTAAAGAAATCCCAGAGAGAGTTTATTGGAGAACTACTTGATTTTCCTAAAGGTAGCCATGATGATACTATTGATGCATTTTGGTTATCTTGCCAGTTTACAAGAGGTGGTCTTGTTAAACAGTTTAAAAGAGGTGTAAAAACTGCTAAAAGTGCAGTTAAAAAGCGTTATAATTGGATGACTGGAGCAAGAGCATAGAAATTAAAATAAACTATTGCATATTATATTAAGTATTTTATATATTACCAGTTATGGCAAACCTACCAGAAGATAAAAGAGCAACTGAAATAAAAGAGATTTGGCAAAGATGGCAAAATGCCAGAAATGACTGGGACACTCATGCTAGAGAAGATATTGATTTTTATTTAGGTAATCATTTTTCTCAAGAAGAGGTAGACGAACTCTCCGAGCGTAATCAATCCAATCTTCAGATAGATAGGCTTTACTCTGCTATTGAACAGTTCAAAGCTATAGTTACATCTAAGCCACCTAAGTTTAGTGCAGTAGCCAGAGAAGATTCTGATAATAATATCTCTTTAGTTTGGAGAACTATACTTGAGTATATCTGGGATATATCTGATGGCAATGAAGTATTTAAGCAAGTTGTTCATGATTATGCTGTTACTGGTCTTGGATATTTCTATGCATACATAGATAAAGAAGATGATTATGGAAGGGGTGAAGTGAAATTTGCGTATATAGACCCCTTTAGAGTATATGTTGACCCTAATGCTCGTAATAAATGGTTTGACGATGCTGCTGGTATATGTTTAACTACTCTTTTAACAAGAGAGCAAGTTTTAAATCTCTATCCTGACTTAATGAGTCCATTGCCAGGAGATGAAGAAGAGATTCCAATGATTGATATGATTGAGGGTAGTTATTTACATGATGAAGATTATCCTTCATCTAAGAATAAGACAACTATTGGCTCTTTTACTCCTGATGTAATTAAAGATAAAGATTGGGATAGAACTGATAAATTTAGAATTATAGAGTATTTTACTAAAGTTAAAGTTCCATTCTTTAGAGTTTTAGATAAAGCTAGTGGCCAGGAAAAAGTAATGGAGCCAGAGCAATTTGAAGAGTTTATTACGCAACCGCAGGTAATTACTATGGTTGAGAATGGCCAATTAGACTTTACTGAAGTTATGCAAACCAGAATCAGAGTTACTTGCACTATAGGGCAAATAGTTTTATTTGAACAAGTTTTAAATACCGATAGGTACCCCGTAGTTCCAGTCCCAAATATTTGGACAAACACTCCATATCCTATGAGTGACGTGAGAAAAGGGAAAGATATGCAGAGGTTCATAAATAAGTTGCTATCTCTTATAACATCTCACGCACAGTCATCAGCAGGGTTAAAGCTGCTTATACCTCAAGGGTCTGTTACAGACATTGAGCAACTAGAGAAAGATTGGGCTAATCCCAATGCAACGATAGAGTATGATGCATCTTTTGGTGAACCTCATTTCCCGTCACCACAACCGTTGGCTGGTTCTATAATGGAACTTCCTAAGCTTATTGAGCATTATATTGATTTGAATATGGGAATATTCGAGTTACAGCAAGGGAATCCAGATGTAGCACCAAAAACATCTTCAGGTACGATGATGATGGAAGACTTTGGGCAAAGGCGTAGTAAGTCTAAATTAAGAGATATAGAAGGAAGTTTGAGAAGGTTAGGTCAGGTAATTTACGGGCTAGCAAAAGGTCATTATGACTTTAAGAAAACATTTAGAATCATTCAACCTAATAACGACTTAAATGAATATACTATTAATAAAAAGATATATGATGATAAAACACAAGAGATACAGGCAATAGAGAATGATATTACTGTAGGAGCATATGATGTTCGCATTATAGGTAATTCTACAATGCCCTCTAATAAATGGGGTGAATGGCAAGTTTATATGGAAGCTTATCAAGCTGGATTAATTGATAAGGTTGAAGCTTTGAAGAAAACAGAAATTTTCGATAAAGAAGGTGTATTACAGAGAACCGATATTATTGCACAGTTGCAGCAACAGTTACAGTCTGCACAAGAGCAAATAAAGGATTTATCTGGTGACCTTCAAACAGCTCGAAGGGAAACTGTACACACTAAGCAAGCAATCGAAGTTGAGAAAACAAAAGCACGTCTTTCTACTGCCGAAGCTAAGGCTAAGGCAAGTTCAAAGGGTGAAGTTGATAAGCTTAGTAATGCGGTCAAACTTGAATCAGAGAAATTACGATTAGGTATCAAAGATGCTATCCGTAGTAAATCTCAAAAAAATTCAAGCAATCGTTAACAAAAATAAGGAGAAAAGAATGAATAATGAATTTATAAATGAAGAAAATCAGACATTAGATACTAGTGAGGCTGGTGAAACTTCGACAGAGGTAGATGATGCAAAGATAGAAGAACTTGAGAATACTGCAAGGTATATGCAATCTGAAAAAGATAAAGCATTTGCAGAAAACAACAAGTTGCGTAAGGAAATAGAAGATATAAAAAGCTATATTGTTTCTTCTGAAAACAAGAAGAATGACAATAAGATTGAAATATCGCCTGACGACTTCGAGCCTTGGGAATCATTTACAGACCCTAATTCTAAGTCATATAAATTTAGAATGCAGGAGACAGCAAATCTCGTTAAAAACATGGTTGATAACGAGTTGCAGGGTGTAAAACAAGACCAAGCTGTAAATCAATTAGAATCTGAGCTTCGTGCAAGAGGCATGGATGCTAACCAGATAGATAGCTTTTTCAAGTTTGCAAATACACCCGTTAGTGAGTTGGGCATTGATAACGTCGTAAAGATGTACAATGCAGTAAATGAAGCTTCAGTAGTAAACGAGGATGCAAATTCTAATCTAGAAACTGTAAGGCGAATACAACAATCTCCTGCAACAGCTGGAATATTACAAGGCCAGCAACCGCAGAAGAAAAATTCAACTGATTCAGCTTGGGATAGGATTATGGCATCAACTGGAGCAAATAATACATTACCTTAAATAAAGGAGAGTAATTAATTATGGCAATTAATTCAGGTACATTAAAATCTGGTGACGTTGCTCAAACAGGAAAATCTGCACCTGGTGGTGTAGGTGATTTCGCTGATTTAAGGCGGAAACACAATTTCGGTGAAAAAGTAGCCGAATTGTCTCCTGAAGAATCTCCATTTTTCGTATATTTAAGTAAGGTAGCAAAAAGACCAACCGATGACCCTGTATTCAGGTTTCTTGAAAACAGGTCAAAGATTGATTGGACTAGTCGTAACTTTAACATTGACACAACAACATTTAGTGGTGTAACAGCTGGAAGTACTTTATCCTCTATGAGGGTAGATTCAGCTGATGCATCTGTTGATTGGTTAATTAAAGGGATGGTAATTGCAATAGAATCTGCTGATGGTAGTGCAGGTGCTGGAGCTGATGATAGTGCTGCTCAGATTTTAGTTAGAATTGAGACAGCCCCAGTAGATGCAGGTGCATATACAACCTTTAATGCTAAAGTTATATCTCTTTCAAGTTCAAATGCAGGAACTGACTATGATGATGTTGCAGATAATGCAGCTTGTCAGATAGTTGGTACAGCATTTGGTGAAGGGACTGGTTCTCCTGATGTTTGGTCTAGTGAAATAGATGATGATTATGGCTACACACAGATTTTTAAAACTGCGTGTGAAATGTCAAATACTGCTATTGCTACAAATTACAGAGGATATGCGAACGAATGGGATAGGATTTGGGCATTGAAACTCAGAGAACATAAAGTAGATATAGAGCGTGCAATGTTATTTGGACAACGTGCTCGTCAAGGTGGAATACAATATACAGAAGGTCTTGTAGGTCACATATTAGTAAATCAGGGTACAGCTGCTGCAAGTGGTGCATTATCTTATAGTTCTGGTTTACCATATATGGCAACACAAGCATCAACTGCTATGACTTATGATTCACTTTTAGGTGATTTTGAAGTTGTATTTGACCCAGCACGAGGTGGTAGTTCAAATAAACTTGCTTTAGCTAGTCTACCTGTTATTTCGTTTTTTAACAAGCTTAGTGGATTTATGGATGGAACATTTAATGCTGGCACTGTTGAAAATTTTGCACAGTATAATTTCCAAGCTAAGCAACGTAATGGTGCATTTGGGCATAGTATAATGCAAGTTGATACTGTCCACGGTTCATTGTCTCTTGTAAAAGAGCCTTTGTTCAGAGGATTATCAAGCGGATTTATGCTTTGTGCTGATATGAGCCAAGTTGCGTATAGACCGCTTGTTGGAAACGGACTTAACAGAGACACTCACATTGTAACTAACGTGCAACAGTCTGATGAAGACTTACGGAAAGATATGATTCTAACAGAATCAGGTCTTGAAGTAACAATCCCAGAAACACATCTGTTGTATAACTTTACTGATTTATAAAGATAAGGAGGTTATAAATGAGAGCTGACGTATTAAATAGTAATAGTGGAAAACATGCCTTAAGCAATGATAATAGTGTTTTTAAATACACTAGCTATAGAGCTACAATAACAGTTGCAAATGGAGCTACTACTGGAGTAGAATCTTCGATAGCACTTCCATCGAATTTTGTACCTGTTGCAGTAGCACTAACTGTAGTTACAGCGTCTACAAATGCAGTTAATTTTCAAGACGTAGGTTCTGATGCAGATACCGATGGTTATGTAGACGGAGCTTCAATAGCAGTAAATGCTGCTGGATTTAAAGGAGTAATTCCTTGCAATGGCGTTTTAGCTGTTGGAAATCCAACCGCAGGAGCAGTTATAGGCACAGCTGACGAAGTTGAATGTGTGATAAGTGGAGACCCAGGTAGCGATACTGTTCTTCAGTTTGACATTATTGGCTTTGAATGTACACTATCTTAATCTTAACAGATTAGCAGTTTAAGGGAGCTGTAGGGCATGTCGTATAAAGGGCTTGCCCTAAATCCCGATAAAAATTATGAGAACTTATTATTGTAAACAATGTCAAAAAAGTGTTACATTTGACGAAAGGGAATTAGTTAAGAAATGTAGCTGTAGCTATATATTTGAAAGCAATGTTAATAAAGGGCATCAAATTAATATGAGAAAGACTTGGAGTGGAACAACTCAGATAGAGTTTAGTAATACTACAATAGATAAATCTATTAAAGGAATGGTATAAATTGGCTTTAAGTAAGTATGAAGATAGAATTTCTAACTTGACTGGTATAAGCACCTCAAAAGTTAAAAGTGATTGGTTGACTGATGCTGCAAGAGAGGTTATTGCCACTTTGCCGTTAGATAGATTGGCATCAGCAGCAGAAGAGATTATATTGCCT